CTATGTTGACGAGCAGTAAATCCTCCTGTTGCAAAAACTAATTTATTTGATGTTGTAGCAGTCGTTGTTCCTGTAAATGTTTCTTCTCCAAATTCAAGAACATATGCTTGATCCTGACCAAAGTTGAATGGAATTAAACGAACGGAACAATTACCAGATGTTGATGCAATGTAACGTGTTCCAGGTCTTCTGGTGATGGAACCTTGTGGCATCACCACCATGTTCTTCAGATCCTGGACTGAAGACTTGTATGCTTCTGTATCAACAAAGCCTTTCAGCTTTGGCGATATTTGTCCGTCAGCAAAAGATGTCTGGTAGGTAATAAGTCGTGCCATCAGTAGGCATTACTTTGCACCACGTCTGCACTAAATGGCCTCCATGAGTCAATACTGGTGTAGCGTGACTCTAGCCATAGGTCGGATTCTATTTTTTGTGGAGTACCCTCTGCGGCATCTGCACTTCGTGCTTCTGACATAACCTCTCGGTATTTCCTCATCAAAGCTTCCTTCAATTGGGTTTTACCAGTGATGTCTTGGGCAATTTCGGTTGCCAATCTAAGTGCGATGGCCTGGATCAGGAGGGCATCATATTTTGCAGTATCCGTTACTTGTTCAATGTAAAGGATATTTAAAGATGTGCTGTTAGTGACAATGTTTTCTCCTTCTATTTTAAAAGGATATTCATTCTCCTTAACAGATATCAGTCTCAGCATTTTTGCAGGTTTTGGGTACGCAACATCGTAACCCCAAACTGGTGCTGTGGCTGAAGAGGTCAACTGCTCCCTCTTCAACGCACAGTTCCATACATGACTCCTCAGTACGAGATCTCGAACATCATCGAACCGATTATCACAAGCTCTTGCTCGTTGATTCTGATCATTCCTAGCAGTAATAGGACGCTCCCCCAGATTCGAGAGAGCGATGTTACAGATATCGACTTCGGAAGCCATAATCAGTCAACCACCCAAGTCAGCATTGAATGGATGGTAGCGGCGGCGGCGGCTCCAGATCCACCTGCATGATGCAGAGTGATGTAGGATTCTTCTGGGAGTTCAAAATCAACTCCTGCGGCCGCAACTGGCCCAGATATAGCCCAACCTGCTGATGTTGCCGCAGTAGCGGCGGCAAATTTGACATCATCTCCAGCAGTTGTTCCATTTGTTGGCAGATAACCAACAGACAGAGTTTTGCTAGATCCTAAAGTTGCAGAGATGTAGACACCTACTTCCCAGATACGAGCACCTTTAGGAAGCACTCCAATAGTTACAAAACTATTAAGTGCAAAAGTCCCAGTGGTTCCAGACACATGAGTATCATGCATGACTCTCATTCGTCCACCCCACTTGCCTACATCAATCATTGATGAAGGACTTGCTCCTGATTGTGCTGTCAAGGCAGTAACAGTGCCATGATAAGCAGGATCGGTTCCAGCAGTAATAGCGGTCATAATTCAGTCCGTGCTAAAGGTTAAGAGGTTGCACCTTGCAGGCAAGCAATCTGAACAACACGTTCTTCTTCAAGACGAGTCGCACCGAGCGTCATCCTGTAGTAGATGTATTGACTGAATCGCTTGTCAGGGCGTTCTGTAACTCTTGCCACAATGTCTTCCCAGATACACATCCCGATACCACGTCTGTGAAACGCAAGAACACTGTCACAAGTTTGTGAATTAGACGTAACCGTTCCAATCCTTTCGGTACGGATGATGTTGAATCCCATGTACTGATTCAGATCACCTGCAACTAAAGCACGAATCTGGTTAAAGTCTGCGGAGTTGACCTTTGTTGAGGTCAGGAGAAATCCAAGTTGCTGTGCATTCACAACCAAGAAGAGGTTGCTGTTGCCATTAACATCATAGTCATCAGCATCTGCGGCTCCAAGGATCTTCCTTGCTTCTATTAACTTTCCTACAGTAAGAGGCTGATTATTAGCCTGTGTGTTGCTGTCAACATCAAAACTGTTGGAATTAGTAGCAATGGTTTGCCCAGCAGGTAATGCGGTAGTAGTTCCACCTGTTTTTCCTGCAAAAGCATTTCCGGTTGCGGCGGCAATGATCTCGTCATCCATTGCACGTCCCATTGCCATAGCGGCATTGACGGAATATGCAGAGGCAGGATCAATCAGCGTTCGCAGTCGATCTGGATTGTCAATGAGATCTCCCCAGTCGTAGTCCACAGGAACGACTCTGCGTCTGTCATGTGGAGTATCGATTTGTGGTGAGTCACCATGACGTGAGGTTACCTTTTGAGCATCGGTTGCAGAGATTCGGTCCATATAGACTTCTTCTCCAACCTTGCCTGTTTCAACGGTCACGGCATTTTTCAGACGTGAACCCATCTGTTGCACAAGCAGTTGTACGTTCGCACTATACTGCTTTACAAACGAAGTTGTAATTTGAGTAGACATATTAATCCGTTAATTATTGTTAAAAAAATCAACAACATACGGATTGTCTACTAAAGGTAGGTCCGCTACGTAACAGGTAGCTTCAGGCCCCGATTGGGGTTATCTGATCAAGAAAGTGCGTTATGCAGTCGTGTCATTTCCTGAACCGCTTGAGCATGATTTGGATGAGTACCATCCAAGTATGCTTTTTTAAATTCAGGATCTGCCATCTTGGAAGAAATAGTTTCTTCTGCGTGCACAGGACTCATGGCCCCTATCGCACCTCTTGTTCCAGGCAGGACATTATCTTCAGAAAATGCCTGACCTATCCTGGCAAAGGTTTTAAGAATCTCAGGATGGTTTGCCAGTCCTGTTTCTCTTAAAACTTCAACTGCACCTTCAGATGCGAAACTGTTAAAGCCTCTTCGAGCAAGTTCAGCATTTTTGTTAAAATCATCTCCCCACTCCTGTTGGATTTCCTGGAGATATTCAACATTCATCTGATCAAACTCTTCATCCTCCTGTGCAATTTCACCTTCGGCAAGTTGGTTATAAATGCCGAGTATTGCTCCTGCCTGATCATTTGTGAGGCCTAGTTGATGTGCAACATTCTTAAAATCTGCAACATCATCGGCTTGTTCACCATCACCAAGCTCGAAGTCGTACTGATCAGGAGACTCTGGCCTCCCAATCTTATTATAAAACTGATTCCAGGAATCCTCGTCACCTTCTTTAGGCAACTGGATCATTCCGTCTGGATCAGCCCCAATCATCTTTCTGGCATGGATGTAGGATTTAGCCAGCTTGTCTACAGAATCAAAGTTCTGTAGGGATGGCTCATACCTCAATTCGTCAGGCAATGCACCTGGATCGAATGCCAGAGGATTGGATTCTTGTAAAGGCAAAGATCCATCAAGAATCGATGCCGTAGGGTCTGGTTGACCGATCGATTGTGGTCCGTCAGTTAAGATCGAAGGACTGCTCTCGGTTGTCGGTGCTGATTCTTCCATAAATCTCTGCTTGATCTTCCATTAGTTCGGCAGGTGATTTTTGTAGATTGTGCATGATTGCCAATACTACAGCACGCCTACCTTCTGCAAACGCCATCTCCATAGGATCTGATGCTTGCGTTGAATTAAACACGTAATTGTGTCTCATAATATCATGCAAAACTTCTTGACCTGCTTCTGAATTAAATACCTCTTTATAAAGAGCTTTTTTCTGTTTCTCTTTATTGAAGATCATACAGGTTCTCCTGCACCAAGAAGTGCCGCTTCTGCGGATGCACGATTGGCTTGTGCCTTAGACAAGGATTCCTCGGTTTGTGCCAATGCCATTTGCTGTTGCAAAGCTTGTTGTTGCTGTGCCATTTCCTGTTCCTGCATCATTTCCATTCTTATTTCTTCTTCAGATTTAAGAACTGATGGTGGAACTCTCAGGATCTCTGCACCCAACTCTGCAAGTTTCCCAGTGTTAAATCGTCTTATGATACTAGGATCAATCTGTGCAAATGGAACCATGAACTGCATCAACTGAGATACTGATGATAATTCACCAGATCTCATTGCAACGGATACAGGATTCTGGTATTCGAGTTTCATATTGTTTTGCATAAGTGCTGGGGGAGGAGGTGGAAGAAAGCCTCCTCGACCAAGCACCGAAATGGTACGCTCGATCATGGGCCCCAGCATTTCAATTTCCTGACGTGCTACAATAGGTCCAAGTATCGATAGTCGGTCACGTTGACGTGCCGCAATTTCAGTGGCAGTAAAACGCATCACATCTCCGTCCTCTGCCGTAGGTCCAGGCAACTCCAACATATCCAGGTAGAAAGACTGCTGAATAGACTGACGTACCTTTGCCATTTTTGCTTCTGCATAGTCCACACGTTGTGGAGTCGGCATGGGTACAATCCGATCATCCTTTGTCATTCCTGCACGGAAGTAGTTGATTCCTCCAGGTGTTGTTCTGATTGGTGAGATAAATCCGTCATCAGGAACCATCAGTGGTGGATCTACTGCTTTTTGAAGTGCTTTGAGAAACGTCTTTTCCATCTCATTAAGCATCTTAATATCTGCCAATGCTTCCATTCCTGGACCTCTGCCATACGTCTCCATTGAGTTTCTATCCCATCTGGAGCATATAAATGGCTGTTCCATGAATCCTTTGATCGAAAGGATCTTGTTCTCGCC